TTACTTATCGTACTCCTTCGGTGTTTTAGCTTGAAGGTATACCTCACCATACGCCTCAAGCGTTCCAGATATGACTTGAAACTCTCTCTGCGAAAGAGAGTCGATATCCTTTAGCCTTGCGTATACCTCTTTGTATTTTTCTTTGAAGTGGCCCTCTTTGTCTTCCTTGCTTGACCACTTTAAAGCATCAGCATACGGCTTTACTTTACCTGAGAAATGATAAGCAGTAAGTATAGAGTACTTACCTTTCTTTCTAGCTGCGTTCTCTATCTTCTTTGCACCAGCTGCTCTCTTAGTTACGAACGTTGAAAACGCTTCTGTTAAATCGCTTATAACCTTTTCAAAGAGAGCTGTAAATTCCATACTCTTATTTATTCAAGACGCACGCGATAATACTCAGCAAAATAGTCTCCTAACATGCTAAGCGCAAACACATCTAGATCGTTCGGGAGCTCATCTAGATAGTGAGCTCCCGTCCATTCACCATCTCGTCTATAGTAATCAATTCTAATCATGCTGTCTTTTTCCAAACTGCTTGCTCACCACGGCCGTACTTCTTAAGCTTACCAGCATCAGTCAACTCTTTCAGCGCGAAGTAAGCTTGCGAAGAAGTAAGATTAAGCGACTTCATGATACCGTTCTTGGTAATGTTTGGAGGGTCCATTGCCATAATTTTATTCTCTATAGATTTCTTACGAGCCTTCTTAGAAGGCGCATGAGTAACTTCACGCTTACCAGAGAGCTGAAAGCCATGAGAGGTCATAGAAGCGCTATAGTCAAGCGTAGCACCGAAGCGGTTCTTATAGAAGCTAATGACACGATCTTGCTCATCACCTTCATCGTCCATCATGATCTGAACATTAACATCGACAGCATGAGGCACTAGCGTAGAGCCCTTAAGCTTACCGTCTTTAGTAAGATGCATAATAAAGAACAGCGCGCACTCGTTAGCTTTAGCAGCGTTAATGAGAGTAGTTACAGCATAGCGCTCGAGCTCAGCATGATTAAGCTTGTTGCGAGTACTAAGAGCTTGGAACGAATCGATAACAAGCACATCGAGATCTTGCATAGCTTTAGCAAGGATATCAACATCAGTCTCGTTAGCGATCTGAACGCTCTTAACATTCAAACGTTTACAAGTAAACGCAAGCTGATATTGATTCTCTTCGCCTGAAGCATAGCCTACATCGTAGCCGTTATTAGCTAGAGCCTCCATAAGCTGAAGCAGTAGAGTAGTCTTACCGCAACCAGCTTGAGCTGTAATAGTAAAGGCAGAGCCAGGAAGGATACCCTCACCGAACATATCATCGAACTCTGCAACTCCAGTTTTCATTCGACGATAGAAAATGTCTGGAATTTGAATATCTGAAACTCTCGTAAACGCTGACTTTTCGATTCCTAATTTCATTTGTTTGTTTGGTTATTGATTACTCCTAATTATAAGATAGTTCCTTATTAAGGCTTTGATCCAATTACGATCTTTGACGAGTAATCCCTACCTTCATAAGTAAAGTGCATCACATCACCGTAAGGACTCTCTTCAATATCGAGAAACTCAGTTTCATCGACATTTACCCAACCGTATTCCTTATCTGCATATACCCAGAAAGGGGCACCTGTATTAATCATGCTTTTATAGTAAGATAGTTCCCTAACTGTTTACTTCTGCGTCTAATTTTTTATACCAATCATCTGCATATGCATAGTATGCTTCCATCGCATAATCTCCCGTGGAGTAATCACTTATACGTTCAGTAATTGCGATATCGTCTGAATTACTGTATATTTGCTTCAGAGTCTTTTCTTTAATATATTCTAACACACAATCGAGAACTTCAAGAATTTCCATACCACCTATGGGTTCTTTTTGAGAGTGTTCCTTGGTAATATTATAAATTAAATTAATAGCTCGATCATACTTATCTTTCATTCCTTTTATTGTTAAGAGGTTCCTTGAACTTAACACACCCTACCGCCAAAACAATTCTTGCCTCATTATATAATTGTCACTTTTGGTTACTTTAATTTCAAAGCCATTTTCTTCCAAGGTGTTTTTTACTGAATCAACAAGAACTAGTCCTGTGATATCAGCAAAAAACTCACCCTTACTCGAAGCACTACGCACAATAAAATCAATCTTTTTTAGAGTCTCTTCTGATCTAGTAGAGAGTATCTCTAATGCAATCTTTTTTGCTTCCTGTGCTGTAATCATACACTATTGTAAGATAGTGCTAATAAAGTGCAACACTTAAAATTTATTCGTCTTGTATAACATATCGGCATCGCCGAAGGTGTCAGCTACATCCACATCACCTTTTGCTGTTGCGGTATTAGCTTTGTTTATAAGTTCTTGAGGATCAGCAGGCTTACCATCTGCAAACCAAAACTCATTACCTTCACCGCCATTTTCAAAGATTACAGCAGGTCCGTAGAGATTGTGAAGAACATCGTTTTCGGTGTCAGAGATTTTCTTAGTAGTGAACATAACAATATTGTTAGACCCTAACAAGCTCTTGAAGTCCTCTGCTCCTCCATCGTCGAAGGTTGCTGTGGAGTTAATAGCTCCTTGCTTGGTGAAGTGGTTAACTCTTAGTTTTTCAGGTCCATAAGAATAGAGAGCAGAAGCATCACCTCCTGTGTTTGATGTGTTGGCTGTGGACTCCATTAATGTATTGAAATAAGCCGATCCTGCCTTCTCCATAACCATTCTAAAAACGTCGTTAATTGAATTAATATCTTTTCTATTCATACTATTATTTATTATAGATTACTATTTATTTGATAAATATCCACTTCTTTCCCTGCTGGTCTTTGTTTTTTAACATATGATAAAAAATCTGCTGCAAGACCGGAAGAGTGTGGATTACCATCAATTAGAAATATGTGCTTCAGTGGAGGTAATTTAAAGGGCTTCCAAGCCTCCTCACCATCAGTAAGAAAAATAGCTCCTTTATATTTCTCAATACCTTTTATTTTAGAGATATACTCTGCAACGTTACTAAAGTAATTACCACCTGTTGTGTCTATATTTTTCTTTAACCAGTTCGAGAGCTCCATACCTTTTGCTTCCGTAGGGGTGAAATCTTTCTCTCTGTATACGTTATCAGTATATAAGATTATTTTAATATATAGATTGTTGTGTTTAAATTGTTCTGAAATACGTTGTGCAGTACCTAAGAACTTAGCTATCATTCCTGGTGTAATAGAGCCGGAAGTATCTAGCGCTAGAATAAAATTATTAAGCTGTTTTTTAACTACACGCCCTGGCGGAGTATAAGACGAAGCTGCATACCTTCTAATAGGGTTAGTATGTGACCTCGGCCCTGTCTTTGTAGATAAACTAAAGAGCTCTTTAAGTACATCTTTATAATTTCTTCTATCTAAATCTAATGATGTAGGTAGCGGTGACTTAGCACTTGTACCTTGAGCATTGGCCTGTTGTCTTTCAATTTCACGAACAGCTTCTTTTGATATTTCTTTTGTATCTTTTAATGGAGTTTTTCTATCATTTTGCTTATCTGAACCTTCAAGAACATCATGATCTTTGTCACCATCAACCATCTCATCGTGAGAGTTAATTTTCTCTATTTTGTCTTTTGCTGACCTTCCTTTACCGTCACCTGGTTGCTCTTCCTTATCAGATCGCGCTATATGAATATTATTATCCGGCTTATCACCAGGTTTACCAGGCTTGCCTTTGTTAGCTGACACTACTCTATCTAATTGTTCTAAAGGAATTCTCATTATTTATTAATTTTTCTATATGCTTCTTCTTTACTTATTTGCTTGATAACTGCTTCACCATCTTTAATATCAACAATCTCACCGAAAACGTCTTTACCTTTTTGTTTTGCAATATCACCAACTCTCAGTGGTCTGCTCTTACCGCTCTCTCCGTCGCCTCCTTCAGGATCTCCTCCACCATCATCATCATCATCGCTATCACCATCATAAATGTTTATTTTAGGTATGTTTCTAGCTATTTCTGCGTATATCATCTCTGCTGACTTAGATCGTATTACATAATCTCTACCTGCAAAGTTCGCTATTCCGTCTTTATTCGTGGTCAGGCCTACCTCCCTACCATTAATCATAGGTGGTTGTATGTTCCATTTCCATTTAAGCTGATCATTCATTTCAAAATCAGTAGCAATATTCCATAGAGAATGTTTTCCGCCTCCCCCATCCACAATTATCATTGTTCTGTCTTGCTGTCTTTCGAATGTTCTATTTACAACATGATATACTTCATGAGCTACTAAAAATGTAAATGCATCATAACCTGTACCGCCTTGATCTTCTTGCCCTTCAAGAATATCTCTAATAAATTTTGGATTAAAATATAAATTTCTATATTGATCTACCGCTGCAGTTTGTATATCACTATCCGGAGCAACTATCCGTATAGGCATACTTTTAAGCATATGCCAGAAGTAAGGACTAGCAGTAAATAAATGCCTCTTAATCATTATAATCATACCCTCTACCTCTTCCTTTGTAGGTAGAGAGGAATCTTCCTCATCGTTACTTACCTCAGTAGGTCTAGGTACATCATTTATGATTTTAGTATGCACCAATTTATCGTAGTTATCAACTTCTTCTAGAAAACTTTTATAAGCTTTGTTAAATAGATTCATATTATAGTTTTTTAGCTAATTTATCTTGAACTGCGAAAAGACCTTCAAGTGTATCGTTAAGAGATGGTACATCAATGCCGATAGGACTTGTAGCTTGATCCTCTGCCTCTTCTTCATTTTCACTAGGGACATTAGAATAGTTAGATTGACTGTCTTTCTTAAGTCTATTGAGAGACTTTTCAGCGGCTTGGATCTTACCATTTAACTCAGCAGCTGTAGTTGAAATAAAGGTTTTAATCTTTTGTTTGTCTTCAGGTGTAGCGTTTTGTGTAATAGCAACTTGCATTATAGGCCATGCTTCAACACCATTTAGAAGTGCACCTTTTAGGTAAGAATAAACAATTGCAGCATTTTGCTGTTGCTTACCTACTCTCATTGCTTCTATCGCATTAAAGAATGACATTGCATAATCGTTATATGCTTGTATATCAACTTCTTTTGGATCAGGCTTAGGAAGAGTGCCCTTTTTCATATCTGTATTAAGCAGAGCGCCTGAAGTTAAATACCTATCATAGCCAAATGCTGTTACATATTCTCCTACAAAACCATTTATCCTATCTTGTAATATAGATAGATTTAAAAATAGATCTTTAGTTTCCACACCTTGTGGATTTTCTTTATCTTTTGTTACAAAATATTTTTCAGGCGCTTTAAGCATTTGATCTATATTAGCACCTTGATATCTACGAACGTAATACATAAACTCAGAAGCCCATGGTACGTTAATATCGCCTCTCGCAGCTTCTTCAATTAGAGAAATAAATTTGTTTGTAGGTTTGCCCTGCTTTGCTCTTTCTTGAAATTCTTTTTGTAAAGCGAATATAGAATCAGAAAGCTTTTCAAAGTTTCTAGGGTTAGGATCACCTGTACGAACATTATCATCATCCTCATAAGAGAAATATGTGTCAATTTGATCTGGGTATGATGAATATTTGAAGTTTAAGAATTTAATTATTAACGGGTGATAGACTTGCCTTGTAGTTCCAAGTTCTGTTTTCGAAAACGTCTTAGCAAACTCACTCCATTTTTCAAAAGTAACGTCAAAATAAACAGTTGATACGCGGTTAACCAAAGCTTTATTTAAATCATTGGTACCTGCAAACTTTGCTCCTAGGTTACCTGCTGCATGTACTGCCCAAAAATCCGAGTTACTTATACCTTGCTCTGCTATAGAACGCTCTCCAAAGTGCAAGAGAGGATACATAGCATTTTGTGTCTCTGGGCTAGCTTGGTTAATTTCATCTAAGAACAACATACCTGCAGAATTCTCCATTGTAAGCATCTTTATCCATAGCATGTTTAATGCTTCTGCAGTACCTTTTATTGTCTCACTAGGCTTTGGAATGCCTTTAAACTCAAACGCTTCATAGGCACCTGCACGAATATCGATGAAACAGTAGTATTTTTCTGGGTTATTAAATTTTTCAAGTAACTCATCTTTAGATCTAGAATACAATCTATTAAAATCAACAAACTCTCTACCTACTGCTTTAGCAACATCTTGCGCTGTCTTCTTAACTATAGCTGATTTACCCACACCTGGTCTTCCATATATAACTACAGATTGGTTGAGAGTTCCAGGTCCTTTACCAGACTTACGAAATAGGTAATCATCTAGTGTATCAACGTCGAGCAGATGTATCTCATATTTGTCACCAAACGACTTAGTAGGTAACTCTTGCATATCCTGGGGACCAAACTCTCCAAAGTCTACCGATGAATCAGCTCTACTAGGACCTCTCGCTTCTGTTATGAATTCTAAATAACGTTTAGTGTACGACATACAGTTATTTAGTCTATATCAATTAAAAACAACATGAGAAAGTAACTCTGCCCTAACATTTGCTTCAACTTCCCATGGAAGACCGTTATAAATATCGAGAGATGATGTGTCTATCAGCATCTTTTTACCATTCCACTTAAAATGCATACTACCGGCATCCTTTAACCTACCCTGATAAAACTGCTCAATATGAACTAGCTCATGAATCATTGTGTTTTTGAATGTAGCTAGATCCTGACGCACATCAACCTCTACAACATATTGCCTACTCTCTGAAAATACATTAGGTTTCACGTAGTAAGCTCTACCATAAGCATCTCTAACCGGTCTAAAGACAATGTTGAGATTTCTAGGCAGTTTTATAAACTGCCTAATATCACTAAAACTATCCTTCAATACATCGATAAAAAAAAGAGCATTATCTAAGTGCTGCTTGTAATTACCGTAACGAACAGATGTCGCTAAGGTTATATTGGGTAAACTCATTATTGCTCTTCGATTGTAGGTACCCAGGTAATTCTTTCTACTTCTTCTACTTCAGGGTAATTCTCAAAAAACAAATCACGCGCTTCTGTTTTATCTTCTGCGTTAATATGCGTTGTTAATCGTATTTGCGTTCTTGGATAAATATATTCAACAAGATAAGTTTTCATACCTATATAGATTATATAGTAGTTCCATTGCTCTCTATTTTCTGAACCTGTAATTGAGTTAAATCTTTTAGAGTTGTGTCTATACCATAGTTGAATTGCAAATGAAAATCACTCCAGCTTGACTCAACATCAAGTATATCAGGATGCGGTCGGTTCTTTTTTACGTTAAAAAAATACTCTAACGACATTACGCCGTAATCATTTACCATAATATTTTTATAATCAAGTTTTGCTACTGTACCGCTTTTAAGCAAATGTTGCGTAGACTGCACATTCTCTATTACACTTGCTTTAGCAATCGATTTAATAAAGGGAGTACCGCAAATCTGAGTAAAGGCTGTTCGGACTTGTTTAGGCTGATAAATAATGCCCGGGTCACCAAGACGCTTGCACTGAATATTTATAACATCAAAAGTATGGTTTTCAGAAAGATAGTCACGAACTGTACCTTGTTTAGTATACCAATACTGTGTGATGTCACAAACAGCAAGCCAGTTTATATCGTTACGTACCTGCTCAAAAACCGCATTGTAATTGTCAACCCGTTTCTGCATTTCTTTAACACTAAAAAGACTTATAACTTCTTTATATGGCTGTAATACAGAAATATAATCATCTTCACTATGATTATCAATTAAGTAGAAATGATCTACACCTTGCATTAAATGGTGTTCCACCCACTCTCTTAATATAGTTGCCTCGTTTTTAAAAGTTGCTAAAATAGATAAAAAGTGCATATTATTTAACTCGGTTATTTTGTGCTAATTGTTTTAGTAGATGTGATGAATTATTGTGTGTTGGTTTTGCAGTCGTAGTTGGAATGGTATTTGCTCTAACTAAATTTGCCAGTGTATTATCTTCTACATCATTAACATCATTGACTCTAAAATACTCTTCATCTCTATATGTATCGCAGATATCAAGCGATGGGTACCCCGACGGCGAGCCTCTCACGAGTTTTGTTTTTGTAAAATACTCTCTTGACATTACTCTATAATGGTTCAAGCGAATATCTTTATAATCTATCTTTACTGTTGTGTTTTCTGTCAGGGAATGTTGGTGTATATTTAAAATATTTGCATTAGATGTTCTTACGATAGACTTAATACTACCGACTTCTTCAGCTCTTTTTATAAAAGACTCTCTAATACTCACAGGTTGTGTATCATAACCTGATGATCCGTACGCGTACCATCGTGTGTAAAGTAGATGTATGTCCTGCTTATCCAATTCTTTCATATATTCATTAGCAGTTCCAATAGGTGTAAACCAATATTCATCGATATCGCAAATGGCAAGCCACCTCACTGTGTGTTTAATCTGCTGATACACAATATTATAGTTATTAACCTGTTCATACTTACCTGGCAGATTATAAAGTGTTACATAACCATCCTTTATAAATTCCTTTAGGACCTCTTTGTAGTTATCATCACTATTGTTGTTAATTAGATATATGTGATCAAAACCTTGCCATTTATGGTGTTCTACCCATTCCTTTAAAATCATTGCTTCGTTTTTGAAAGTCGCTAAAATGGCGAGATAATGCATATAATATATATTAATATATCAATTCATAACTATCAACTTTTTTTTATAATTAACTAATAGCGTGTAGAAAAATAGCAAATATACGCTATATATAGGTATATGAATATCAGCGACTTTAAAGCTGCACTGCAAACAATAGGTGAAAAAAAATCACCAGCGCTAGAATATAATACAGTTAGCGTTTCTACCTTCAAAGGTGATACAGATTTTAATATTCGCGATCATGTGTCTCAGCGAACATCATATAAGTTAATGTATGATTATTATGATGATTTTGATTCATTCAATCAAACCAAAACCATATCAAAAGACATAAAGACACTAATGCCAAAAATGCTAAACTGGAGAAAAACAGAAGCGGATTATTATATTTGGCTAGACGGTAGTATGAAATTTACAACATATATGTCGGTTGATTGGATGATAAATTATTTTTCTGCAGCTGATGAAACTATAATGCTATTTAAGCATCCATCACGCGCTAATATAATTGAGGAAGTAGATTACATTGAATCTGAAATAAATGCAGGTAATCAAGAGATGATTGAACGGTATAACCTAGATGAACTTAAATCGCAGGTGATGCGCTATATCGAGGACTTTCCATATCTCAAGACTTATCCCCTATTTGACACTCGCGCTTTTATTTACAAAAAAGACTTTATAGATAAACCTCGTCATTTTAGTAATTTCATGCTTGATTGGTTTGCACATACAGTTACTGAATCTATGAACGATAAAATTAGTCTTGCATACACACTAGCATATAGACGTACACGGCATGATGCATTTGATGGTAATTTGCTTACTAATAACTTTATTAAACCAAGATGACAAAACTTACAGTTATAACAGAGAGTTGGCCGACACTTGGTGTGGACTCTATCTACCTCAACAAAGCTTTTAGAGAGCTAGGTAGTGAGGTAGATATATGCATATACACCACATCAAAAGATGGTTATAGTGTAGTAACCGGAGGTAATAACATATTAATACACCGTGTAGAGTCTGTTCCACACAGAGCCTCTAAACGATTTTACGATAATATTTATGATCAAATTAAAATGAATGCTTCGGATGTACTATATACAATATCACCAACTTCAGATTTTTTCGTAAAAGCATCAAAAAATATAGCGCATTGGCCAGCAGGAAAAAATGTAGATAAAAATATAGCGCATAATTATAGCTACCATGTTACTTTTGATTCGCAGCATAAGGCAGATCTCGCCTCTATAGGTGTACCGGGTAGTAATATCTTTATAATGACCCCGAACGATATATGCAATACTATAAAAAATATAATCTCTTAGATTATATTACAGGCCGTCTCTTCTTATTCTATAAGTTGTTTTTTTTAATTTCAACCTTTTAATTATTTCTTCGCGCTCTTTCTTTGAAAGCTTTCCTCTAAAAATGCGGCGGAAAAGAGTGAGAAAGATGTTCATGATATATTATTTATCTATATAGAGACTAAATAATGTTATGTATGATAGTGATGTGAGAGTTAATCAGAATTTACCTGAGTATGGTAAATTTGTTGAAATAAAAGGAGATTCACGCTTTCCAGCGGTTTCTGTAACCCGTTTTAATAGTCCTAATGTAGCAGGAATGGCTCCAATCTCATCGGTTGATACGTATTCAAAATATGCAGTATTAACTCATTTAGTTAACGCTTCAGATATTAACCTCACTCTTTCAGCTAGTAATGTTGATATTGGCAATGTTGGTATCGTTGATCATACCACAGGAACAGATGTATATGCACAAATAGTCCGTACAGCTACTGTAGGTGGATCTGAAGTAGGTGCAGTGCGAGTTATAACAACAGGCATTACTCCTATAAGCGGTACTATTACTGTTAGTAATCCTATAACTGCTGTTACAGTTCTTAATACAGTTAGTTCGTTCTCTCTAGTTAATCCAGTTACAGCAGTTACAATTAACAATCCAGTTAGTTCTTTTTCTTTAGTTAATCCAGTTACAGCAGTTACAATTACAAATCCAGTTACTGCTATAAGCGTTACGCCTTTAATTAACTATTCTGGAAATTACAACTTAGCGTCTGATGCGTTTGGTCGCACAAGAACGTCTTCACCTCTAACTCTTTTTGATTCATCACATAGATATGCCGACAACAATCTTTGGTCTACTCTCACAGGTGGCACAACCACAACCTCTGCATCTGCTCAGTTTAATCAAAATCAAGGACTGGTAGAGTTAAAGGTAGATGCATTAAGTGGCTCTAAAATATATAGAGAGACAACAAAAGTGTTTGCTTATCAACCAGGCAAATCGTTACAGATAATGAGTACCTTTACTTTTAGTCCTTCTACTACCAACCTAAGACAGCGTGTTGGTTATTATGGAGCTGAAAACGGTATATATTTAGAACTAGATGATAGTTCATTGTATATGGTTGAACGCAGCCTTGTAACTGGTACTGTTACTTCAACGAGAATACCACAATCAGGATGGAATGTTGATAAGCTTGATGGTTCAGGACCATCAGGAATTACGCTTGATATTACAAAAGCACAAATCCTATTCATGGATATAGAATGGCTGGGGTTAGGTACTGTTAGAACTGGGTTTGTTATTAATGGTCAGTTTGTACCATGTCATTACTTTCATCACGCTAACATAATTGACTCTACATATATTACCACCGCGTCTTTACCTCTAAGATACGAAATAGAAAATAAAGCAGCTACATCAGGCCCTAGTAAATTGAAGCAAGTATGTAGTACGGTTATATCTGAAGGTGGCTATGAATTAAGAGGATTACAACAAGCAGCATCTATCCCAATTAATGCACCAAAAACATTTGCGGATGCAAATACATATTATCCAATCATTTCAATTAAATTGAGAACAGATAGATTGGATGCTATTGTTATAATGACAGCATTATCCATTTTAGGAGCTGGGGATAATAAAAGCTATAATTGGCAAGTTAGAGCATCTGGAACAACAACAGGTGGGCAGTGGTTGAGTGCTGGATCAGATAGCGCAGTGCAATATAATATTAACGGTACAAGTTTTGCAGGTGGGAGAATATTGGCTAGTGGATATGTGAGTTCTAACAATCAAAGCTCTGCTTCTGTTGATATTCTAAAAGAAGCTCTCTTTAAATTTCAACTGGAGAGAAATTATTTTACCAGCACTCCTTACGAACTCACATTAGTTGCAGCTGCTAATAGTTCCAGTGGAGCAACTGGTATGTATGCTTCCATGGATTGGGAAGAGATAAGTAGATAACAGACTAAATAATTAACATGAAAGAGGTAGTTATTAATTTAAATGTAAATTCTATAGCGAGTGTGGATTATTCAAATGATCGAGCAACACCTAGAGTGAATGTCTTTAGGGAACCTTATACACTACCTGTAGATCATGTATATTTAGTAGATGATAATAATAAACCGTGTTTAGATATTACGTCACCTGGTCTATACACTTATTCTTTTAATATTAATGAAGCAGAAGGCGAGCGATGTGGTGTGGATATCTTTAGCGTGCTCGCAAATGATGTTTATATAGTATCAGATATAATCCCCGTTAAAAAACTATTCGGTACAATTAAACAACACCAAATATCTATACGCAAAGGCGGTATCTATAATATTACAATAGATATTCTATAATAATCAAAAAAATATTGGTGGACACGACGGGAATTGAACCCGTGTCCTCTACTAGCTCCTACCGATCTTCAAACATGCTTATATTTGGTTCGTTAAGGTGAACCACACCTAGGGACGAATTGACTTCGTCCTCCACCAATGCATTAGACAGAATGCATACTGTTTGGGTTACCTGGTTTGTACTCAGAGCAGAGCAGGTTTTTCTCTGAGCGTTTTAGAACTTAAGCTGCGAGAGCAAGTTCACCACCAACGAATGACTCGTTGCGGGAACCGCGTCCGAAGATTGCGTTCACGACGTTTTTAGCTTTGCCGTTTGTTTTTGTTGAAAGGCTTTTTAAGAGGCCAACCTTGTCATTCCTCTGCATGCTAATCAATAGAACACTCGTACAGTCGAAACCAGAACGTGCCCTAAATTGTATGGCGGAAGCAAAGAGAATCGAACTCTTGAGGGCTTTAAGACCCCAGCTGTTTTCAAGACAGGTTCCTCGACCGACCGGACTACTTCCTTAAAATTATTGTAAAATATATTTAATAAAAATCAACTTTTTATTTCGTGATATCTTTTTCTATCATACATTCTACCCTTACTAACTACCATGTTTATATTTACATAAAAACTCGTCTTTGCGACCAACAATACTCAGAACAGCACTGATAGTATGCATCTTCTAAATTATCATAAATAACATTAAACCTAGTATGTATGTGTGCATGATTTCCACACTCGTAAATATTACCGTTAATGCGTGCCATTCCTGCAGAAACGTTGGGTTGAAAGGTTGGTGTTTCGGAAAAAACTATGTTATTATCAATAACACTAAATTGACGACCTCTAGGGAAGGAAACTACACCTTCTGAATAATTATCTAAGCTCTCTAGCAGCAAAGGAGATATACCATCATCATCATCTAACCGTACTGTTGTAGTATTATTACAGATCTCTTGACACTGTTTGCGAAAATCATCAAGAGATACATAGTGTACTGTTATGCGCGAGTCATCTATTTTTATCCTATCTTGTAAAAACTTCCCGGCAAATATATGCCATGTAAAATTTTCATCTGTTTGACTTAAAACAGATGGCTTTGTAAGTTTTTCAAATACGTTAAATTTAAATTCAAGACGCTCTTCATCTCGTACCTTATGTGCTCCTGTCGGTAGAAGACCTGGTATGCTAAATCGCGTTACAATTAATTTCATAAGATTATTTCTTACGACTCTTTTTGACCTTTGGTTCTTTAACTGTTTTTGAGATCGTGAGAGTCTTACGAATCGTTACATTGCCACTCTTAACGGTAGCTCTTTTTGTTCTTGTTGTTGTTTTGGCCATATGCGTTTATATTAAAATTGACTAACGGAAAGTCTATACAAAATCTTTCGTAAAGCAAAATCTTCTTCATCAGCTTTACGAATAATTTCAGTCTCTGCTGTAAAATTGTGTGATGTGTGTGCATCATGATCAACAACTAAATTACCGTTTTGATCAACATAGGCTCCTACGGGCCATGAGAGAGCTCGACGAAGAGTCTGTACGGTTACTCTAAGCTCTTCCTGTGTATCGAGCTCTGCTTCTATAATTGCTTTTGCTTTTACTTTCATACTTTTAAAGTGGTAGCCGTGGTCGGACTCGAACCGACAAGCCAGTAACGGCAACGGATTTTCATACCACTATAGTTTTCACTACCCTTTCGGTTTGTGGTCTGGACTATACCTTGATCATAGTATCTCTACCTTAGATCCTCGCCGTCTAGTCTCTACACCTTCCTAATTTCTTAGGCTTGGCTCGGGGTTAGCATTTTAAAGCCTTCACCGAATTTGACGAGTTCTACTCCTATCTTTTCAAACAGGGCACTCAAATTTCTCTAAGTCCGCAATGTTTACCAATTTCATCACACGGCCATTTTATTCTTTCTACATCGTTATTATAAGCTAGTTCCTTTAGATTTTCCACAGTAAGTTTCTGTCTGAGAGTGACAAGATGGAATATTTACTTTCTTATTAAATCTTTATTAAAGTGTGGGTGATTGAAAATATACCACCATATGCGCTCAAAAGCGCATGCTGTAAAATAAAAATTATATACACCGTGTCTTTTCCAAAAAAGACCAGTTGTGGATTCGAGACCAACAGATGATCTCAACCAACCTTCATATATATTTTCTCGTTTAAAGTTATCTATTAATTTAATATAGTAACATTTAGGTTTTTGTAAGATTAACTCACGGGTTAACCCGAATTGTGCCCCGACTCCAAAATCGGTTCTATCTGGCAATTTATATAGACCTGCTGCATTTAATATTTCCTTTACGTTAAGAAACTGTTTATGATGTCGATGAGCCCAGTGCCTAGAAATAACTGCCTTTGTATACCATGTAAAATCAGCTAACACTGGTTGATGAATTTGTTCTAAAAAATCTGGACAATGATCAAACGGGCGACCTTGGCAAAAAATTGTATAATCCGCTAGATTATCGTAATTTTCGATAATATGCGTTAAGTATGTATGTGCTTCTTTCCCTATATTAAGTAGATGCTTAAAGCTAGGGTTAATATCAGTACTATCTTTATTATACACAATTATATCAAACCCTGCAACTTGTTTTAACCAATCAATGCTCTCTTTATATTTTGCAACAACAAGTTGTTTTGTCTTAATATTGTTATATTGTGATTCCATCATATAATGTTAGCTACTATATTTTATATCGGCTCTCAAGTAAATCAATGGTGGGCAAGGAGAGACTCGAACTCTCACGCATCTCTGCACTGGCTTCTAAGACCAGCGTGGCTACCATTACACCACTTACCCTAATTAAATTACGAAGAGAGAAGGTCGCTAAATTCTCTTTCTGATCTCGTAAGAGCATCTATATTCTGCTTAAGTGTCTCAGCTCTTTTAATAGTCGATTGAATTTTTCCTTTTGGTACAATCATGAACCTACCATCCTTTAAGCCGAAGTTACCACCTCTACTGCCAGAGAATCTCAGATAAAACATTGGATCGTAACCACTATCTTCCTCAGGTAACTCTCCGTTATACATGACATGATTTGCTTTGAGCTCGTATGTGTCATCACCTACATTATCTAACTCTACTTTACCTTGTAGCAGCACATGAACATTATCCTCACCAAACTTTTCACCATAATCAGCTCCATACATAGACATTAATTTAAGCTCTTTACTATTAATTTTTCTGTAATAAGATTGCTTAGACTTAACACCGTCTGGAAATTTTTCCTTCATATCCGAAACAAACTTTTCTACTTCTTCATGTTTACAAATGCTCTTACCAGACTTACAAGTTATTCCGCCATACTGCTGAAAGTCAGTAGGTTTGCTACCATCTTTATGTGAGATAAAGATAGCAGGACTTCCGTTGTATGTTAAGCTGAAATCACTTTTAGGCATACCCTTAGTTGTTTCAATGCCGTTTATTTTAGACTTAACGCCATTTATATCTACATAGAAAAAGTCTTGTTCTATTTCAAGAAGAATAGTTTCAATCTGTCTTTTTATATTATCTATAACGCGGTTCTCAGCTTTAAGTGTAGTACCTTTGCCTTTACCTAAGACTATAGGATATTCGTTTCCTTCAGTATCTTTTACTATATAAGTATCGAATTGACTAGAGGTAGACCCTTCATCACCTGGCTCTGCTATACGTACAATTTCGAGATCTGCATCTTTAAGAATTTTTTCAAAACTACCTCTGTCAAAATTATCTAGAGGCTGTAGTCTAACGTCTTTAGATGAAGCACCTGGTTCTAAATTTTCATCCTTAGATGATATAATAGTAGCTATCTCTTTTTTTGAGTATTTCTTCTCATTAATAAAATTGATTTTATGTCTATCTTGACCCACACTACCTTTAGGTGCTATTCGCTCTGTATAAAGTTTTTCTATTTCCCAGGAATGCATACTTATATATTTAGTCTATTTAGTATAAAATAAAAGATGGTACGGACGGCAGGATTCGAACCTGCGGTGATTGCCTCGGTGTAAACGAGGTGCGTTCGGCCACTACGCTAACGTCCGCGTTAAAAATATGGACGCACGTTCCAGTAACGCTCTGGACTACGCGGTTTTGCAGACCACTGCATGACTTCTCTGCCAACGTGCGAAATAAAACTATCAACCAAAGCTTGTATCACGGTCAACTACATTTAGTCTCGGCGTTTCAGGCTGCGGTTCTTCCTTTGTTGGTTCTGGCTCCTTCTTTGGCGTTTTTTCTTCTTTGAGAAGAGAGCCTGTAGAAGCAATATTATAAGATAACAGAAGCGCCACAGCAAGTGGATCAAATACTGCTATAATTACACAGATAAACCAAATAACAACGGTATCAAGAGGTTTATCAACCTGTTGAGCTATAAACTTAAATGTACCGATATCTTTTGCTTTAGATATTTCTGTTTTTAAACTTATAACCTCGTTATCCTTTTCAAATTTAAGCGTTTGAAGTGATTGTGTTCTTGATGTGAGGTCTTTAATTTCTGCAGCTGAGCGTTCAATATCAGCGTAAATAGGAGCAGCTGACTGTCTAGACATAGACGGTAAGCGCTTTTCCTGCGATTCACGCGACTTATTGAGTGTATCAACACGTGTATTAATCTGTTGTATCTCGTTATCGAGACTTGCTTTTTGTTGTTCAATAAGAGTTATCTGTGAATCGATGCCTGAAAATTTAGCTGAATTAACTTGGTAAGCAGAAGAAAGATAACCAAATATACCAAGAGATGTTATTGCCATTAAGATAAGAATAGCAATTGACATATACGCTTTAAGCCACCACACTGTTTTTGTCCAGTAACGATATAAATAGGAAGTACCTACAACCTTACCAAATTCAAGCGCACCTGCCATAATCAAGACCTGGTAATAGCTGCCCATGAAGAGAGTCGCAATACCCTGTACAGAAAAATACGCTGCTGATCCAGCTACAAGCATAGCACTTAGAAATAATAACAACCTGAAGAACATGTCTATATTTATTTAATCTTTTTTTATTGATATCATTATACCTCTTTGTATATCAATTGATTTCTAATAGCGTACACGAAGATCCGAACGATTGATCATTCCAGTCAATGAGAGGTAATTGCAAATGTTTTCTCCACTCGTTCATCTGTTGCATCTTTTGATCGTGATTGTATGCACCTGTAGCATGATGCAATGTTAATTCTTTTGCGTGTACATCTCTAATTGCGCCTGAGAAAAAATAATTAGAATCTAGAAGAGCACGCGATACATTAAGCTCTCTAAGCAAATTGTTTATAACACTCTGATCTCCGAGTTTATACTGTGAAAAATCATGTTCTAATGTTTTGTCTAATAATAGAGAAATTTTGGGAGACTTTTTAATCATAAAAAATCCAGTATTCGCATCTTTATTCAATTCATACCATATGCAATTGTTGCTATTAACAAAAGGTTGATCAGATTGGCCAATATACAAATATTGGCTTTCTTTCATGTCTTGCCAAACTTTAACAATTACTTCGGGGTTAAAAACTTGAATGTCGGAATCTATTAGACCAATAATATCTCCATCATCTACAAGATCATACAGCTCTTTTAAGAGCTCTATCTTTTTCCTCACAAAAAAGAACCATTCATTGCTTCGAAAGCCGTTAGATCGTTTATTAAACTTACATGCATTTATGTGTATTCGATCATGTTCTAATCCACGTGTACAATTTCGAGCAAGCGGAGCGAATTCTTCATTATAACAAACTATAAAGTTTAAATGGTTATTTTTATATATCATATACAGTATTTACACTCATGTAAAAAAATGGCACGTCGTGTAGGAATCGAACCCACGTTAGCAGATTTGGAATCTGCAGTCCTGCCATTGAACGAACGACGCATGGTGGAGGTTACCGGATTCGAACCGATGACATTCTGCTTGCAAAGCAGACGCTCTACCACTGAGCTAAACCCCCTTTAAAAAAGACAAAGCGAAATTTAGTTTAATCAAAAACCCAGTTTGTTCTTTAATTTCTGAAATGTAGATTGAGGCTTAAAGGATTTAACCTTATGGGCAGGAGGAGTTGATTGCCTCTTTTCCGACCTTGCTCCTACATCTTTAGCTTCTTGCTTTAATATATCTGAAGCCTTGTAACCAAAGCGATGGAGATCAAAATACATTTTTTTGTCTGTATTAGTAATATATTTTTTTGCTAACTGCTCAGCAGCTGCTATAATCTGTTCGGGTGTACTTTGAGCCGTTAAATTTAATTCCTTCACGTATCTCAACGAACCTGGTTTATTATATGTATCTAAAAATACCTTAGGATCTTCAAAAGTTGATCTTATATTATCTTGGTTCATTCTTTCCCAGTCCCGTCTTGATGATTGAAGTTCTCTTTCTTGCTCCTGTTCTCTTGTTGGTCTTGACCTGGGCGCAGAGTCTTCAATATCCCCATATTTATTACGAACTTCAAAACTAGCCTCTAAAACCTTATCATATGCTTCAGCTATAAGAATCTCATCTCTCGTCTTCATTATCTTTATTTATGCAAATTTATCAACTAATCTATAAAAATGGTCGGGATGACACGATTCGAACATGCGACATCTGCGTCCCAAACGCAGCGCTCTACCAGGCTGAGCTACATCCCGTAAATGGAGCCGGATATCAGAATTGAACTGATGACCTATCGCTTACAAGGCGATTGCAACTACCACTGTGCTAATCCGGCGTAAAAACTTATAAATTGTTCATACTCCCTCTCTTTTTTCCGTTTTGTGGAACAAAGTCGGGGAGATATTTAGAAAAAGATTTGACAAGATTGGGTTGTGAATGCTTATAACCTATTCTTTGAACACCACTAAACCCTTCCTTGCAGTATATATTATATAAATCACTAAGCTCTTTTTGTTTGTTTAATAGATTGAGCTGCATTTTTTGTTGTCTTTGTTTCTTTTTTGCTTCTTTTGCTCTGACTGTATGATATGAAGCAATTCTTCCTCTCTCCCAACCTAGAGGTATTTGTTCTATTGTTTTTGCTTCCTCAATACCGTTAGTAATCCAGAAAGTTCCCGATTGTGAATTATTTTGACCACTTTGTGATGCTGATTGAGCTTTACTAAACTTTCTTCTCAACCAGCCATACATTTTGTTGTTTAGCCTTTTAGGTATCATCATTGCAGCAGCTCTAATTAGTTTATAATTATTTGGATTGATCTTAACTAATAATTGATGCGCTATATAATGCTCTTCTGGTGTGAGGCTAACAAGATTACTTTCTTCATCGGTACCTCCCATACATCTCGGAATGATATGGTGCTTTTCTTTATAGCCTTCTAGAACTCTTTCTCTTCCTCTTTCTATGAGTTTATTATAGATTAGTTCGTAATTCATAACTGTTAACTATAATATTTAATGTATTACTACCAAATTAACAGTAAAAATGGCTCCCCGGGTTGGTCACGATCCAACGACATCCGCATTAACAGTGCGGCGCTCTGCCAACTGAGCTACCGGGGAATTAAAAATTGTGCAGGGTTTATCGTCATTCTCTTTGGACATCCTCCTGCTTATTCCAAATCAGTTGGGAGCTACCACAACAGCGAGCTTACTTATCAATTACCATTGACAAAAGTGTAGAGCTCTTTTGCTCTATCAATTATCTGTTCTGATGTAGGTAGAAGATCAGCAATTTCTTGCTCGTTAATTTTTTCTTCTACCCATGTTCCATCTTCTATCATTCGCTTCTTTCTATTGTGAAGCTTTTCGTGATAGATGTTCATAAGATCGCCGTGAGCGATGCTTAATACTTCCAACCTTATTTCGTATGCATTTTTTTGTGTGTTCATATGTGTGTAATGTCAGAGTGTTTTGTCTGACGATACTACTTATTGCACAAATTATCAAATGCAAGAAAATTTGCCCATAACAGATTGCTGCTACACTCACCCAGGGCTGGGGCTATCTAGAAACCACATCTAGCTGCGTCATACTTTATCGTGTATGAATACGAATTGCGAGGGGGAGGAATTTAACCTCCACTCTAGACTATGGGCCTAGCGATCTCCGTATGATCCCTCTCGCAAAGTGTTTTCCCCACTACCGAATAATTGACCAGAGTCAACTTGAAGAAACGCAGTGACTATTTCATCTTGGTGGCTAATTCCAAGACTAGTTTAATGTGCGTCGGATTACATTCGGCGTCATCGGGTTGCCATCCCGTTCTTAGCCTCAATGCTCATTGTAGGATCATCGCCTACAATGGCAGGGAAAAAAATTATTCGGCTAGTGCTTCATATCGACTTAAAATGTCTGTTGTATCAATATGATTGCGTTGTGGAAAAAAGGCGTAATGAACAAATAAAGTATCACCTATAATTCGATTTATTGTACCTAGAGAGCGTGGCTTATCTACAGATAACCACTGTTCTTCGTTTTTACTAACAACTCCGCTAAATTTTAAGAACTCATCACCCCGCCATGAAATTACATTAATAGAAACACGCTCATTAGCATATAACTGCCAATCTGGAAGAGTAAATTGGTGATCTTGTGCAAGCTTACTTAAAAAATCGCGATGTAATTTTTCTGCAAAGTCTGAATTCTTCCATCCTGTTGGGCACATACATGCATAACTAGACCTACCGTAGGATGCATCAAGATTACCAGTGCGTTGATGTAGGTGTGTAATTAATGCATTATTAATAATATTACCGTATAACAAAAACGATGAAGTATCCTTAATACGTGCATCGAATAGACTTGTTAGTGACCCTTGTCTAATATAAACAATATCATCGTCTAATCTTACATATATTTCATCAAGATTAATATAATCTGTAAAAAAGTTATAGATTGAATTGATACCATCTACAGGCACAGTAGGGTATTTGATACAAATAAAATCATACTGTTCTTGTAACGATTCTATATATCTAATATCGCTTTCATCGGTTGTATTAAGCCAGATATCCCACCTATCAAATTCACCTTTACATTTTATAAGATGTTTTAATAAAATCTTTAAATATCGCTCTCTACCAGCTGGAGTAACTATAATGCGCAACATAATGTATTTATATTTTATAATTTAAATTATAAATATCCATATATAAATGGTGGGCAGAGCTGGATTCGAACCAGCGTAGGCGTTAGCCAGCAGATTTACAGTCTGCCCCCTTTAGCCACTCGGGCATCTACCCATAAAAATTGGTTGCGGGGGTGAGAGTCGAACCCACACCGAAGCCTAGCTTATGAGACTAGTTCAGCACCACTACTGACTGCCCCGCGATTGAAAATTGAGCCGACTAAAGAGGCGACATAGATACATTCCCGTACGCACCCGCATACGCAGTCCTGCACGTCATCTGTATCTATATACCGGGCATGGAGCCCGTTAACCTCTCTAGCGGCAAATATTAAAAAGTTGAAATTTAGTGAGCTTATTGCATCTCAATCTCCCTCTCGGACCTTAGTGGCTTCTGGCGCTCACTACCTTCTGTCTTAATATAATATCTAAGTTCCTTTAATCAAATAAAAAAGCGAGCTTTTTTAGGGCTCGCTTTTTTTATGTACCAGGAATGAAAAGCGAGCTTAAATAACGTACCATCCTGGGCAATTATTGCCAGGTAGTACAGTTACTGTTGTATAAGTGCTTTGCATGTAAGTTTATTTAGTCTAGTTGTATGATTTTTTATACAGTTATTCTGATTCTACTGCGAATTGCTGAAAGCTTACGCTTCTTGAGAAGTACTGCTCCACCTTCGCGTGATCCTTGACCATCGGTATTACCTTCGATTGTATCGATATAACCGTCTTGAGGATCGCTTATAGCTAAACCAATGTGTGAGAAGGTAAACATAACAATGTCGCCAGCTTTGATATCATCTTTGTGAGGCTTCTTAAGTTGAACTTTATTATTCTGTTTTGCTGCCCAATCTTCAAATCCCCAAGCACTTGCTGTTGTTGGTCTCTTGAATGTATACGAATTGTCTTTCATAGCTTCGCGCATTAACCAGCAGATGAACGCTGCACACCATGGCCATCCTTGTTCTGGATCTAAGGAGGTTGCTGATTTATATTCGTTAACTCTTGGACCGCAGTTAGTGCCATTTACTTCTTGAACTCCAATTTCTTTCCTAGCTAATTCAACTAACTTTACTGCTAGAGGAGCTTGTACAGCTGCAGGAGCTGATGCTGTAGTTGATGCTGTTACGATAGGAGCTTTTGTTGAACCCTTTACAAGAGCTGCTTCTTCATCTCTACGTCTTAGTAGACCGTCTAGACCTTTTCCGACCCAAATACGCTTCATGTTTGTAATCTCTTTAGCAATTGCTGCATAGTCTTTACCAGCAATAAGACCGCGAATGTTTTTCATTTCTTCACGATTCTTACCAGTTACAGCTGCACCTCTATTGAATACAAGAGATACAAGAGCACCAAATGCATCTGGATGAAGCTCATTAGCACCTGGGAATGCTTTAAGTGTTTCATTTACAAATCTCGGTAATGTACTCTCTTTAAACACCTTAAGAGCGCTCTCCCATGGTATCTCAATATCCTTTACAGAAGGTATTAATGACTTAGCTGATGAGTTTTTAGCACCTAAACATTTGGATAATCTGCTAAATACATCGCCTGTGAGTACTTTACCCCAATCTGATGTGAATTGATCATCGGTGTTATAACCTAAGTCATAACCAACGCCGATTGTTACACCAGAAGCACCGCCTGGGTAGCATGGCTTCTTAAGTGCTTTATTATAATAAGCTTCACCACCGCCTACTTCATGCTTGATAATTAAATCTAAAGCTTTTTGTGATATTGGTAGTTCAGGCTCTTGTACTGGAGCTGGTACTGGTGCAGCAACTGGTGCTGGAGCTGATGGTTTTGCACTTGACTGAGCTACTGATTTAGCTGTAGGTGTAGTTAAGTACTTTAATACTGATGTTAATATGTCTAATGCGATTTTCATAATCTTAAATATTTATGAAAAAAGGAATAAATACTTATGTTATGGAACAAATTATTCAACTACTCCAAGGCCAAGAATGGTTCGGTATCTTATCAGCAGTTGTTGCTTTAGCTTCAACTATCGCTGCTTCAACACCAACACCAACTCCTGGTACTCCGCTTGCAATGCTCTATAAGGTTATCGATGTTTTAGCATTAAACATCGGTAAAGCTAAGCAAAAAGGCGACGAAAACTAATATCGTAAATGGACTTTATAGGTCTAATAAAGAACGCCTTGTGTGCTTTAACTTCTTATCTGGAGTTGAAGAACAAGGCGTTCTATTATGATATAATTCAAAAATCTAAAGCTAGACAGAAAGAACTAACAAATGAAATCGAAGAACTACGTGCTAAAGGGACTAATGATAGCAATGATCGCGCTGACATCTTGCGCTCCGAGCTCATCAACGAACGTAAAACCCTTGAACATCTATCAGCCGTCTATTCTCTCTCTGGAAAAGGGTAAAGCCGTTATAACTAAAGACGGTATCTATACACCTCAGACTGATGAGGTTTGGCATTCAGATGCTCGTTATAGAAAATTAGAAAGAGAGCTGTATTAAGCTCTCTTTTTTTACTTCTTTATAAACTTATCTGGAGATTTAGAAAACTTCTTACCGAAGTTAACGATTCCCTGAATAATCTCAGGTGAGATAACTCCTGTTATACCATATATAACAGCTTTGTGTAAATCTAAAAGAGCTAAATCGTGTATTAACGCCCACATAATAGTAGAGGTTAATGACGCAACAAAGATTTTCTTAAGTTGACACACCAAACCTGAGCTGTCACCCATTGATAATAAACGTGCTAACATTGAAGCAGCACCTATTACCGGTATAATCCACCCTCCATTAAGAAACTCTTCAAATAAAGATTTTTCTGAATCCATTTACATATTATTTATGGCTTCTGCACATAAACTTTCATGTATTCTGGTTGCGAATGCGCAAACCTATGGATTTTTGAGTGTGAAGTTACATATATATCGAATACATACGCTTTACCTCTCGATGCTTTCTTACTAGTAACTGCGCTACCTCTATCTTGAACAATAAAATTACCGTCTCCAATCTTACCTTTTAATTGGGGTATGTAAAGCTTGGTACCAAACTTAAAATTTGGATGAGCTGCTACCGAGACTCCTTCTTTGGCGCGTTTAGAGCCCTGACATGCTACTCTATTACCCCATTTACCATCGGTACTATAATAAGTGATTCTCGCTGTGTATACGTTACCTATAATCTTTTCAGCACTATAGCATGGTGTTAAGTATAAGAACGATAACAAAACAACATACAAATATGATCGTTTAATCATTATCTATGATCTCGTAAGTTGTTGTTATTTTACATAAAAATGTAGGTAGCTCACGTAGTGGCTCGGGTAGCATCTGTATAACATGATCATAATCTTGTTTTGCACGCCCCATGTCTGTATATACACTATCAGAAAAGTGAGGTAACACTTCACCCTCTTCAGTTATAAAAGCATAAGCATACTCAATTTTTGGCTCTGGTTCTATCTTTTTCTGTGTTTTCATGTTTAAAATTCATTTTTCCATACAAATTGAGATGATTTGCAGTCAATATCTATATCCCCTTCTGTATATTCATTATCGCTAAACAATTCCTGAATAGTTTCTTCAGTAAATGTCTGGTGTGTTAGAACAGTCTTAAAGACTTCAATCCAATCTGAAAGATTAGCTTCAGCACTCATCGTTAGCTCTATTTTTTTATCAGGGCAGAATCCTCCCTCAACAGTAACCTTAATTGGTGTCTTTTTTTCGTAGTTCATATATATTAATATTTTAATGGCGTTATTTCGGAAATCAAGCGCTGGGTGTGTGCACTATATTTTGTTTGTTTTAAATACTCTAGAATAACATCAATGGCTTGTTTACTGTCATATTCATGTAATTTATGTATAATAGAATATAAGGGTGCGTCTCTATTATATTCATCGCAGTTTTGAATTTCAGTAAGCTGATCCACAAGATCTGCAATTTGTTGATCATTAAGAATAACCATATCTGTATATGGCTGTCCACTTAAAGCATTCCAAGCTAACCTAACCCTGTTCCATAAAGAACGTGAAGGATGTTGACTAAACATTGCAATCTCAAGCCCTAAGCCTTGCTCGTACTGAAAACACAGCACACCACATCTGCACTCACAAATATAATATTTATTATTCATGTTGTTCAACCTTTCTTTTTAAAAAATAATATTTAAAATGTTGTTTAATTTCATCACTAACATTTGAATTCCACCTTAATACACCGTCTTTATCTTTAACTACATCTTTGAAAGCATCTATTGATGGTGTATATTTCTTTCGCGTGTCGTA